TGTAAGTGCTTTGGGCTTGCGGCCCAAGTCGCCTTTCATTTCGCCTGCTTCAAACTGATTAACGTCTGTAGGTGTCAACAACATACCCAGGGAGTCAATCACAAACAAAATCTTTGGACGGTCGCCATCTGGTAGTGCTTTGTAATCACTCATGAATGTTGAAATAGTCTTTGCTACATCATCAATCATGGCCATGCTTAGTTTAAGAAGTTTATCTTGGCCAGTGTCAACCCCAAGTGCTTTGAGCCAGTCTTCATCTAGGGCGTTTTCACTATCAATTAGCACAACAAAGATGCCTTGTTCTTGTGCGTATTTTACAATGTTGCCAGAGCAGATGTACGACTTGCCTGCACCAGAATCTCCAGCAAACACAGTGACCTTGCCCAGTGGGATGCCGCGGTTGAAGTCACCTGAGATAAGATAGTTCAAGGCATAGTTGCCTGTAGAGATCCAGTCTGTGGGATCATTGAAGCCAATGCTTAGACCGTCAATGCTTTTTGTAATTTCCTTGCGGAATTTTGATACGTCAAATGGTTTACCCATGATAGAAGTTCCTTGTAAAGTTGTATGTATTATACTAAAGGTTTCGGTAGAATGTCTAGTGATTCAGGAAACAACTTTAGATAGTTTTTGGTGACAAAGTGATCATGATTGTATTCAATAGTGTCTTGCTCTAGCAAATATAGATCATGCCAATCTTGCCAGGTTAGATTGCTAAATTTAGATAACATACCTATAATTGCTACCAATCGGTGTATTGGATTTTGTATTTGATCAAAACTGTAGTCAAACAATTGAGTGTAAAGACGAAACCCAAAATATTTCTCTATGTGTTTATGCCAACCAGGTTGTGCATACGCAACAAATAGTCCACGAGTGACCACACTGTAAATAAATTTTTCAGTGACAAATGGATAGTATGTGGTACCCACTGTTTCTGCTATGAGGTGCACAAACGATCCTGCTAGTTTGGATTCTAGCAAATGTATATTCTTGTCATGTGCTGTTCGATTAAAATCAAATCCAAACTCAGAATTGTAAAATTTATCATCTTGATCATTAATGATAAACTTTCGATAGAATGGCTCAGTTGCACTGTCATTCAACAGCGTTTGTACATTGCCGTCTACTTGATCTCGACTGGTTGTAAAATTTTTACTGCAATATTCTGGATCAAACCAACCCATCTTGTGCAATGCCGATGTCAGTAACTGTTTTGACACATGTGGAGAACCGTTAAACGAACACACAAATGCTTTGAAGTCAATGGGGACTGTTTTGCGAAACTCATCAAAAGAATCAAATACTCGCTTTTGAAATATAAACTGTAAATTTAAATTGCCGTAGTGATTTATTATGTCATCATCTAATGCATAATTTACGTACACTCGATGCGGAAAAGCAATGGCGCTGAGGTGATCTAGAACATAGTTTCGTCGATGCTGGTCAAAGCCATTCAGGTGATCAGTAATGTATATGTCCCCGTTAAGATGCCGTGACTGTATTATGTCGTCATAGCTGTCATAGGTGTGATATATCATGTTTGATCAAATGATAAATGCCCCCGATGGGGGCATTTATTAATCAACAGTGATTAGGCTTTTTGTCTAGCACGGATAATAGCCAAAATGTCTTGTGCATTTTTATTGCTATCACCTTGCTTGATCACCGGTGCAGTAGGTGCCGGTGTATCATCTGCATCAAATGGTGAATCTTCTGCTACAGTTGGGGTAGGTACCGGTGTACTTTCACTTGCGGCTGGTGCAGAACCTGCTGGTGCTGCCACGCCTGCTGGTCGGAAGTACTGACCCCAACGCTCTGTGTCGTAAGGTTTGCCATCTACACTAGCTTCAAACATTTCTTTGATAACCCGGAGCTCAACGTCTGTGGGCTTCTTGGGCAAGAATGTTCCCAAATCAAACAAGCCATGCTTTGCAATTGCGTCTTGTTCAGATTCGGTTAGCGCAGACTCCTTACGTGCCCACTTTGATGTGTTGTAGTCAGCGTATCCGCCCTTGCTAGTTTTAGCAATACGGAAGTCTAGACCACGCATCAAGTCTGTTGGCAATTCTTCCAGTTCAGGATCCATCAATGCACCCTTGATCAAGGTAAACAACTGTGGGCCGATAATGAAACGTCGGATTGGGTTCTCAGGAGTAGTGTCATCGCTCAGTGCATTTTCACGCACGAAACCTTGGAAAATGTAACTGCGTTTTTTCCAGTACTTACGACCCATGTCTTCAAGGCTCTTGTCTTTGAACCATGTGCGTACTTCTGCCAAGATTGGGCAAGCGTCGCCCCACATCTCTACGCAGGGTACTTGTACCATGACTTGTTTGGATTCCATTTCTCCTTTGATGCCTGCAAAGGGCAATCGAATCATTGCTCGTTCGGCCCAGAAAAATGTGTTTTTGTTGTTACCGTCTGGTAAAAAACGAACTACGGCTTCTTTGCCTTCGTCCATGTTCCAGTGTGGGTAAATTGCTTTGTCGCCGCCGCCTTGTGTGTTGCCGCCTTGTTTGGACTCTGCGGCTTGGAGTCTTGCGCGGATTTCTGATAATGATGCCATAGTGTGTTACCTTTCGTTGCCTATGAATGTTTTACTAAATGCCTAGTATATGCCTGTTGCGTACACTTGTTGTAGTGTACACGAAGTATTTAGTGAAGTCAAAGGAAAAGGCAGAATTTTCTGCCTTTTGTTAGTGAAGTGGCAAATGTCAGTATTTGAGCATTTGCTTGAGGCGTAGCACAGGATCTACTGATTCACTTGACATGTTTGATGGTTTGGTCATCATGACACCGTCGGTGTCAAGGTCCTCGCCAAGATCTGATTCATGCAAACTATCATAGGCCAACTCATGTACAAGGTCGCCATGCTCGTCGTTTAGTTGGTCCATTTCTTGATCACTTAGGTCTGTTCCGTCAGTAAATGAAGCACGGCCAATATATGCATCACTAAAATCTGGATAGTCTCTAGAATCAACGTTTTCAATTTCTAAGCTACGCATGTCAACTTCTTTACCGTTGAGCATGATACCTTGTCTGGTTCCTTCCGCTAATCCTTGGTCACCTATACCGGCTAGTTCTTTTTCAACGTATTGCATATAGGCATGCATGTCACTTGAGCCAATTTCTTCTACGTCACCAAAAAATTCAGCGGCAGAATCGATTGCTTGTGTAACTTTTACTGGACCATACTTCTTTAGCAAGTCTAAACGTTGGCTCATGATGCGACGGGTAAGGGCACTGGCAACTGAGCTGTCTTCCATGCCTTCCGCCACACCTTCGTCCATGTCTTCTTCAGGTTTGCCATACAAGTATGTAACAACTCCCATTGGGCTTACCACATGAGTGACATCATAACCTTCATCATCAAATCGAGCCAGTAATTTTTTTGCGCCAACAACTTCGCCACGCTCGGGTGTGTATTCGTGTACTATTTCATCACCATCATACACAGTCCAAATGTTATTACGCAGGGTGTAATGCTCGTCTTTGCCTGGGATCTGATGCGCCTCTGACATGTCTTGCTCACCCGAATCGGGTCCCACTGTGGGGTTGATGTCAATACCGAGCTCACCCAGTCGATTGATTACAAGTGGGTTATCCCAGGCATTAGAATCTGGGCCACCTTCTTCGTCGGCTATGTTGTGCAAGATGTCAAACAATTGGTCATCACCAACAAGATCATACAGTTGTTCTGTGGCATTAGTAGCGTCAGTTCCAACAATAAGTGGCTTGCTCATTAAGTCTTTTAACTGACGTTCAGTATCTGAGTCGTCAGGGAATGCCCAAGTGCCTTCCAAAACTTGGTCGGTCCAGGATTCAAATTCGTCTGCTTCGCGCATGGGAGTTTCCTTTAATTTTGCTAGTATAGGCAATGCTTCTTCTATACGTGAATCTAGTGTTTGTTCAATAAACATATTGCGAATAGATTCGACTACTTCACTGCTGTTGGCAATTTCAGCAGGATCAAATGATTCACGAGCTTCGTGATAGCCACGTTGGCTGATCATTTGCTTGGCCTTGGCTTTGAGATCACTATAGTGGCGCACGGCTGTTTCGATTAACTCAGCTGCCGCACCAGTAAAAGGCTTGTGTTTGGATGCCCGAATAAATCTTGACAACGTGGCTATTTCGTTTATGATTTCGTTGATATGGTTACCAAATGCATCGTATGGTGTGCCACCTTCTGCGCAATGGCGAGCAATCATTCGACCATGTGTGAGACTGCGTGTGGGCACCTTGAATCTTTCGCCGTCTGCTGTTTCCACAAACAAGCTTTCAATTGCACGATATCGGGGTTCGCCTTCTAATATGTTACGATTGTGTTTGATCATTAATCGAACTTGTTTGGGCTGATCACTATAACTGATATTCTTTTTACCATAATAGCCTTCAAACAACCCCTCTTTGATGGCTGCCATGCCTTGCATGCTGTATTTCAACCTATTGATATTGTCTAGGTTAAAAGTTTTAAAGTTATTGCCCATGGCAAAATGTTTCATTTGCTCTAAAAAATTATACCAGGCTTGTTTGTCGTCTTGTTCCATTGTACGACCTAGATTGTCGCCAAAGAACATGGTAAAATCTTTTTTGGCGCCAAATAGTATAACAACTGTACCATAGTTTTTGTTTTGTGTTTTCCAATCAAAAACAAACATCTCCGCCATTGCGGGATTGTCCACGGGATCTGCGTTGGCATCTTTGGTTTCGGGCTCAAGATCTTTGGTTACCAGATCGTTATAAAGGGCGGTGGCTGCAGGATTTTCCATATTTTATATTTAGTCGTTATTAAACAAAATTTCTGTGTAGTACTTGCCAAGTTTGTTTTCGGTTATGTTGCGATAGGCGTCTATAACAGCAGGGTCAATTGTGTTGGGGTTAGCCCACCAATCTTCAAATATCAAGAGTGACGAATCAGGGTATTTGCCCGTGGTGGACATATCTGGAGCTTCACATACATCATTTGCAATCAACTCGTACCCATGTGATTGCAATAATTTGCGAGATTGTTCCCTGGCATGATAAGCGTCAGGTGTATCAGTCCATACATCATGCTCGAATGTAATAACCGAAAATTCATGTGAATCTATCAATTGTGTCAGCACACGCAAGTTGTTGGCAGGGGTATCAATATCAATTTGCAAATAATCAATATGCGCAGGTATAGTACTGTAATCAAACGTGGTAGCATCAACCTGACAAAAGTTAGTATTGGGTCGTGTTGTTGCCCAGGTGTGTGTGCCTTGTGCTAGCACATGCTCTTCGTACCCGTGGAACTTGCATTCATTTTGAATTTTTATAGGCAATTGATCTATTGATTCTGCATCAGGCCAACTGATATCGCGAATATTATTGTAAAAATTCTTCCATATAATTGGCGTTATGTCCAGTGTGAATTCCTGTACGTCTATGCTGGTTCCGTGGAATCCAAAATATCTTTCTAATATCCACGTGTTGTTGCCAACTACTGGTTGTCCTGCACCAATTTCTAGAAATGTTCCGTTTAGTTTGCCCTTGAGCATGGCTATCACAAACAAGTCTTGCCCAGCTTGTGATGGCGAATTGAGAGTATCTATTAGACCAACATTGTCTACAGGGTGTTTAAAGTTCAAGTTCATTACATCATGCTCATGACAAAGGGCAACGGTTCAATAAAATTATCACTGTGGTCTCTCATTTGTGTATCCAAGTCCTGATGATAGCTTTGTAACACTTGTAGCATGCGCACTGCCAACAAACTACTCATTACCAAATCATCGGTTTCCCCGATCTTGGCAGCATAGCTTGCGCCAGATGCTACAAAATTCTTGAGTTCGCTCACAAGGCTACGACTGTTAATGGTCATTCGGTTGCTTTCGATCAAGTGTTTGAGTTTTGCACATGCAACCAATTTGGGTTTGTTTGACGTGTTAAATCCCTTGCGGAATCTACGACTGCCCCCGCTGCCAGGTTCACTCAAGAAGTAACCAGGGATATTTTCTTCTCCGTATTCTGCAATAGAAATCAAGGCAGCTTCGCCTATGGTATTGTTTTCCACAGAAAAGTAAATGCTTTTGGGATCACGCACTATTTCATTGATGTGTTGTACAATGTTTGCCAAGGTTCTAACTTGTGTGGGTATGTCACTTTTGTTGTGGCGCCACTCGGCTATTTGTTCTGTAGTGTTAGCTTCGAATACTTGTATGGCAGAGGGATCTCCGCCTGTACCCAGGCTGGGGTCCAGTGATACAACATAAATTCTATCACGCAACGGGCGTTTGTACCAGCGCACTTCACCTGTTTTATACAAGGGATCTATACCTTGCAAGTCAAATAGCTTGGCTGGTGCAATTAGTGTTTCATCATTGATGATGAATTCACAATCCATCTCTCGACGAAAACGATCCACACCTAGTGCGGCACGTTGTTGCTTGGCCCAGCTTTCATCTCGGTCCGGATGTTCGTTCCAAAAACTGCGATATGCCTTGAATCCGTTTACGCCCACGTTGGTGGGATTGCCAAACTCATCTTCACATCGATTGGCACCTTTCCACAACAGAGCAAATTGATCTTCGTCTGAGTTTGGGGTTGATGTGATAATTGCTTTACCACCAGTTGCTAGTGTGGGACTAATAGAAGTCCAAAACTCTGTGGCAATTGTAGGTCGCACAAACGCAAACTCATCTGCGTACAATAGTGATATACTCATACCACGACCGGTATTTTCTGTCGTTGTAGCTGATACAATACGACTGCCGTTTTCAAAATCTAGATTACCTTTGTTGTAACTGGTAACCCCTGCACGTATGTGGTCTGGGACTGATTCGTATGCGTAGCGAATACGTTGCATGATCTCTTGAGAGCCTGTGTATTTGTGTGCGGCAACTAGAATTGTTGAATCAGGTACAAACATAGCATACCACAAGAGATAACCAGCTGCCGATGTTGACTTACCAGTTTGTCGAGGCATCATGGAGATTGAGAATCGGTTTTGATGGTAAGTGTCAATCAGCCTGCGTTGATATTCAAAGGGATGATACAACATACGACCACGTGTGGGGTGTTGTATATAAAAGAAATGATCCAGGAAATACATGGGGCCATCAACTGGATCTGCACAAAGAGCAAATTCTGTAATCTGCTTGTCAGTAAATATTGTTTTCTTATAGGGCTGTTTAATTAAATTTTCAACGTCTTGAGGCATGTTAGGTAACCCTGTTATGTTAATATATTTTTAAATTCAGGCCATAACTTTTCAAATTGCCCTGCTTGGTCTGGATGAAACTTTGTTTCCATCTGATTGGTGTAACCTTTGAATATCTGTGTAATGTTTGGGTGTGCTTGGGTTATTTGTTTATATGTTTGTAATGCGTTGTCGAACAGTTGTATTTCAAAGTCTGTTGCCAGCCCAGTGGCATAAAAATTTTCAATTTCTTTGATGGCTAATGTAGCAACTGCTGGACCATGCAAAAACGGATTAAGACATTCAGGATGAAATAATTTTTGCCACTCTACACTGAAACCTTGTGACGCGGACCATTCACGAAATTCAGTGATTTGTGTGGCATTGTAAATGTTGTACACTGCATGTATTCCGCCCAAGTGACCTTGTGTGAATAATTCTTTAACTATAGATAAGTTTCTAACAAGAGTTTCCCAATTACCACCGTGTCGAACATATTCAAATTGTTGTTGAATATTATCAAAGCTTATTGACCATACAACATTTTTGCGTTGTGTTAGCTTTTTAAAAATTTTATTTTTTTCTAAATCTACATTCATGTTGGTGATAATAGTCACATTACAATCATCAGGTATAACATCTAGTAATCGTTCATTTTCAGGGAGAAGTAGTGGTTCTCCCCCCACTAGTGCAACATCTCGGACGTGCTTGTAGTTTGCGTTAATAAAATCACAAACATCATTGTAATATGAACGAGTTCCTGATTTAAACGGTATGCCCTTAATAGAAGACCATTTTGAACTGGCCACCGGGCC